CCGGCCGGGAAGAACGGTGGGAAGAAGGGTGGGAAGAATGGGGCTATGGTAGTAATAGACCCAGAGGCAGGAGAAGCAACACTTGTTCCATTAGCATTAGTAGCTGTAACTGTATATGTTTGAGAAGTGTTAGGAGTATCTCCAATGACAATTGGAGAGGTAGCGCCTGACCCAGAAGTTCCATCAGAGCCTGTTACGGTAAAGCTGGTGATGGTGCTGCCACCAGTTGCTGCTGCTGAGAAAGCAATTGAGTTTTGGTTAACACCAGCAGTTGGGGTTGGAGCAGACATTTGTGCGGGAACCGTTGTTGCTGTAATAGAAGCTGATGCTGCAGATGCCTGAGAAGTTCCAGCAGCGTTAGTTGCTGTTACGGTAAATGTGTAGGCCGTAGCAGACTGCAACCCTTCAACTGTAATCGGAGAAGATGCACCAGTTCCTGTATATCCGCCAGGAGATGAAGTTACAGTAAACGATGTAGCGGCAGGGGATAGTGCAGGCAAAGAAAAGGTAACTGTGGCGGCGCCATTGTTAAACGGTCTGCCTGTTCCAACGTTTGAAGCAGATACGCCTGTTGGCGCTAATGGCTCTAGAAAGTCATTAGATGCAGCAGAACGTTTACCCGTCTTCTTAGCCATTTATAATTCCCTATTACGCTGTCAGATCGCCGTAAACAACCCAGGTGTTTTCTGCTCTTTTAAAGAGAGTTGCAGTTGACCACTGTGTTCTAAGTTTTAATCCTGGTGTTGAATTTACTGTTACTCCAGCAGCTCCTGCAATTGTTACTTGTCCTGTAGAAGTTTGAAGAATATCAATTGATGTTCCAACTGGGAAGGCTACTGCTGAGTTTAGTGGAATTGTAATTGTTGCTGCAGACCCTTTTGCAACTTCAATTAGTGAATCTCTTTCAGTTAATGCTGATAGTGTGTAAGAATCTGTCTTTTGAATAATTGGTGTACGAGAAGGAGTTCCTTCTTTTGTCTGTGTGCCATCAGTAAATATAAATCCACCAGCAGTTGAGCTAATAACTGCAGTTCCATTTACCTTTAGGTCTTTTCCTGAAGCAAGGTTGATGTGCTCTGAAGATGTCCAAGAGTCTGTGGCGTCTACCCAATTAAAGGTTTTATCTGTTGTTCCTTTAAGTGTAATACCTCCACCATCGGCGGTTACATCTGATGGGCTAGCAACTGAGCCTAATTCAATATTTTTATCATCTACAGACATTGTTGTTGAATTTAATGTTGTAGTAGTTCCATTAACCGTTAAGTCGCCAGAAAGAGTTAAGCTAGTTCCAGAAATGGCTCCTGTAAATGTTGCTCCAGAAAGGTTTGCCTTAAGGTCAAGGGCTGTTTGCTGAGCAGTTGATACCGGCTTTGATGCATCTGTTGTGTTGTCAACGTTTCCAAGACCAACCATAGACTTGGTAATTCCAGAAACTGTTCCCGTAAATGTAGGGCCTGAAAGGTTGGCTTTTAAATCAAGAGCGGTTTGTTGCGCTGTTGATACAGGCTTGCTTGCGTCTGCTGTGTTATCTACGTTGCCTAGGCCCACATCTGATTTAACTAAACCAAGTGGAGTGGTAATTGTTTTATTTGTAAGAGTCTGGGACGCAGTTGTTGTTACAAGGAGGCTGGTATCTGTGATCCCATGAACAGATGTTGTGTCTGAGGTGTGTGTAGAAACAGCACTATCAGCATATGCCTTTGTTGCAAGCTCTGCTGTATCTGTAATACCGTGTACAGAAGTTGTATCCGAAGAGTGTGTTGAAACTGCACCATCAGCATAGGTCTTAGTTGCTACCGTTGAATCAATATCAAGAGTAATAGTATTAGATTCGTCATCATAAACTTTATCAAGTCCTACACCAGCAACAACTGCTGTATTTACGGCATCCTGTGCTAACTCTGCAATTGCAGAAATACTTGCCTTAAGATCAAGCGCTGTTTGTGTAGCAGTTGAAACTGGTTTGTTTGCATCTGAAGTATTGTCTACGTTGCTAAGACCAACGTCATTCTTTGTTAGTCCTGTTGGAGTGGTAATAGTCTTGTTAGTTAGAGTTTGTGTGCCAGTTGTTGTTACAAGGAGACTGGTATCTGCAATTCCATGTACGGATAGTGTATCTGCTTCGTGAGTACCAAGTGATGTAGCGACTGCGTTAGAGGCTGCAGTATCTGCGTATGATTTAGTTGCAAGGTCTGCGGTATCGGCAATGCCATGAACAGAAGTTGTATCTGAAACGTGTGTCCCTATTTCACTTGCTACATGCTCTTGTGTAGCCAATGTTCCTGTTGCATTTGGAAGAGTTAAGGACCTATCTGCTGTAGGGTCTGCTACTGCTAATGTAGTTTCAAAACCATCTGCTGTAGCGCCTTCAAAGATAAGAGCGACACCAGTGTCAAAGGAAACTGAGCCAGTAAAAGTAGGTGAGGCTAGAGGTGCTTTTAAATCAAGGGCTGTTTGTGTTGATGTGGATACTGGCTTATTAGCATCCGTTGTATTATCAACGTTTCCTAAGCCAACCATGGATTTTGTAACGCCAGAAACCGTACCTGTAAAGGTTGGGTTAGCAAGTGGCGCCTTTAAATCAAGTGCTGTTTGCTGGGCAGTTGATACTGGCTTATTAGCGTCTGATGTGTTGTCTACTGAACCTAAGCCAACCATGGATTTTGTAACGCCAGAAACCGTACCTGTAAAGGTTGGGTTAGCAAGTGGAGCGTATAGGGCTGCTGCAGCCGCAGGGGTTAAAGTGATATAAGGTAGAGAAGCCCAAACTGTAAGCCCGTCTCCAACTTTAAGCTTTTTACTGTCAGTTTCTACGCCAACTTCACCTTCAAGAAGAATTGGGTTTGATGCGGTCCACTCAGCCGCAGTTCCTCTGCGTAGTAGAATATTAACTGCCATTACGAAACTCCTCCGTCATAAGAACCTGTGTAAGACCCCTCAAATGTAGAAGACGGATACCCGCCGTCTACATTCGGTGTTCCACCGTAGAAAGAAGCTGGTCTTCCACCATCTACGTTAAGTTGACCAGAGCCACCAGTACCGACAATGTCAATCCAAAGTGTTCCATCATATATTCTTAACTTTAATGTTGTAGTATCAAAGTATAAGTCACCTGCTCGTTGACCAACAGGCTCGCTGCCTCTAGCCAGTACGTTTAAGGGTACTAATGCTTTTGTACTCATTTATATTATCCGATTACAACTACTCTGTATGCATTAGCTGTTGGTGCAGATGCAAAAAGAAGTGTTACGGTGGATGTTGTAGCTCGTATGTTGTCTACAATAACCTCTTCCCCAGTGGATACTTCATAGACTTGAACGTGAACGTCTAGGGTTCCTAGGTTGTGAGTTACTGTGTATGAGGTAGCTGATGTAGAAAGCGTGGTTGAGTACTTTCGGGCTACTACTGTCGCATCAACAGAGATGGTGTTGGTTCCAACGACGATACCGTTACCAGCACCAATCGCAAAGCCGTTAGCATCTGTAGCAGCACCAGAGTTGGTAGCAAGCTTGATAGAGCCACCACCTGCAGCTGTCTGCAAACCACCTGTAGAAAGAGGAGCAAATGTGAAGTTAGTTCCTGTAAGAAGAACGCCGTTAGAGGCTGTGTAAGTTCCAGCACCTGAGAACTGCGCAAAAGTAAGAGCAGTAGTTCCTAGTGTAATAGGGTTGTCAGTTGTTAATACCCATCCGCTATTTCCGTTTACAGTTCCTTGTTCTACAAATGTAAACATTCCCGAAGTAACATCTGCGCCAGAGTTTGCATCCAAAGCACGGTCTGGGGCTCCAGAGGCCTTAACTACGTAGATACCGTTTTCAGAACCATCTGCCTGATGCTTAACAAGAACGCGGTCACCAGTAGCAAGAGTTACTCCATCAAGAGTATCTCCATTCTCAAGGTCTGTAGATAAAGTTACTGCGGCAGTTGTAGCGACGCGTACTGAAGCCTTAACATCAAGACCTTGTGCAACAGAGTCTACGTAGTTCTTAGTTGCAGCATCTTGTGCGCTAACTGGGTCTGCTACGTTGGTGATTAACTGGCTGTTCATTGAGAACGAAGCATTTGGAGCTGTTAAATCTGTGACTCTGTTAGTTGTAAGAATTACAGTACCCGATAAGTCAGGGAGAGTAATTGTGCGGTCAACGGTCGGATTAGTTACAGTAAGAGTTGTCTCGTTGGTGTCATCTACAGAGCCTTCAAATACGATTGAGCTATCTGTAATAGCTAGTCCAGACACAAGTGGAGAAGTAATTGTTTTGTTTGTAAGGGTGTCTGTTGTGTCTTGGCCTACAAGAGTTGTAGTTAGGTCAGGAAGAGTAACTGTGCGGTCTGCCGTTGGGTCACCAGAGGTAAGGGTGAGCTCAAATGAGTTAGGGGTTGTGCCTTCAAATACAAGGTTGACACCCGTGTCAAGAGTTACTGTGCCTGTGAAAGTTGGGTTAGCTGAAGGAGATTTAGTATCAATCTGGGTTTGGATGGCTGATGTTACGCCATCTACATAGTTAAGCTCTGTAGTGGTAAGTGTTGCGCCATCAAGGATGTTGAGTTCTGCGGCGTCTGCGGTTACGCCGTTAAGTCCAATAGCTTCAAATGCAGTGCCATTGTAAATACGCATTTCATTAGCGACGGTGTTGTAGTAAACCTGGCCTGTTACAGGACTTGCTGGGTCAGTAGCTAAGTTTTGTATACGAGCATTTTGAAGCTCGTTCTTTACCAAGTCAATTGAGGTTAAAAATTTACGTGCCATTTTTTATGTCTCCTTAAGACAAGTACGCTTTTCCACTGAATGCACCAGTAAAAGTAAGAGTTAACGAATCACTGTTTGTATAAGCAATTTCTCCTTCGCAGATAGAGCCAGACGAATCGGCAACTGTCACGTTAGGGAGAAAGTTTAAGTTATGATTTATGACCCAAATATTAGACGAGATACTCTGGACATGAGTATATGCGAGAGTTTGAGCTGTAGGTCCCCCAACTATTACTGGATTTATTCCAGAGATACTTCCTGGGGATGGGGCAGCAATTAGAATAACGTCTTGATTTGTCCCTGCGGAATCGCCTGGGCGAACGTATTGGGTCATTGAGTCACCTGCGCAGTTACAAAGATTTTTCCAGTAACGTAGGTGTGAACCAATCCGTTTGAGTCAGTTAGCTGTACGTCGTAATAGCAGACCCCAGGAAGCTTCTTTGTCTGTGTAGCAGTTAGGTCTAGCTGCAGTGTACGCAACCCAGTCCCATCTACAGCTCCTACATTTGGGTAGGAGGTTGCAAAAGATGCAAGTAGGATTGGGCTATTTGGAGCAGGACGAATCTCTGATTTAGCAACATAGTTATTGACCTCAAACCCAAACTGAATTTGCACTGAGTAGCTGTCTCCAGTGTAAACGTACAGGTCTTGAGTAAACGCAGAGGTCAATTTCTTTATACCGCCGTAGGTAGGTATTGGTATGTAAACGCGTTCCTTTGGTTCTCTGTCGTCTATCTCTTGAGGTACGTAGATTGGTACGTAATGGTTTGTGGTCTTAGAGATACGACGTAGACTAAACACATCAATCTTGTACAACCCAATACCAAGCTGTGAGCAAAGTTCTCTGTACTGGGTTTTACGAACCTCAATCATTTGCATCAACTGACGATAACGTTCAGAGCGAGGAATCTGAACTCCGTCAGGAGCTGTAATATCAATGTCAAAGGATGCATCTGTAGCAAGAGTGTAAAGAGCTAAAGTAGAAGCCCAAACAAGTACGGGATATTCTTCCAACGTAGGCAGAGTTGTAATGGATACAGGACGACCATAAGAGTCTACGTGGTTAGCAGTATGCTGTTGAAAAGCTGTAGTAACAAACTGTTCAATTTCAGCACTTGTAAAGTAACGATAATAATTTCCAGCAACAACAATTAACCGCCCTGAAATAGGAGCGGTGTCAAAAACAATATAACCAGTTGCTTCTTCTACCTCTACGGTTGTAGAAACATCTACACCGTTAACGGTAACAATTAAGTTAATACCATCAAGAGGAGAGTACGGAACTAAGTAACGTGTTGAGGTTCCATCAGCTGTTGTTTGGTAAACAAATGATTTAGGGAAGTCACCAAGCTCGGACCGTAAACGGCCTGCCAAACTGGTAAGAATAGCCACGTAACCTCCAAAAGCTGTATGAAGCAATCATCTCAAAAATAACCTAATAAAAAAGGTCCAACCCCCAACTGGGAGGAGGGCGGGAACCAGTTGAGGGTCGGACTACTTTTTGGAGGCTTAGTTAGGCCGCCAAATATATCCGAGCTCTTCTAGGTAGTTAGCAAGATGACCAGGCACTCGGTACTTAACGCCAGCTTTAAAGCTGTAGTGGTTTCCTACTCCGTATGTCATCTCGTCAATATCTGTAATTGTGCGAATAACTACTGAGTCGTTCGCTGTTGTAACTCCGATGTTCTCAATCTCGTCTAGGACAAGTGGAGCATCTGGTTTCTTTGGGTCAAAGACGTTATTCTCTAAACTCTCTGCCTCAACTTGTGCCGCAATTGAAATTTCATCTTTACGGTCTTGTAATGCTTTTGCATTCTTCTTCGCTGCAGTTTCTGCTGCGCGTCCTGTTGCATCTAACGGACTTGTTGGTGTGTTTGCCACGGTGTATTTCTCCTATGTTAGTTTGTGATTAATGATGGCTGGGGACCCAGGAAGGAGTAGGGTCCCCAGACATCGGTAAAGCGAGTCTTAGTTTGTGTAAACCTTGACGATAGCCTGGTCGGTGATAACACCTAGACCCCAGATTGCGTACCATGCAAGAGCGTGCTCACGACCGAAGTCAAGAACGCCACCGTCACGTAGTTCAACTGGAAGGCTGATTGCGTGACCAAATGCGTTGTCACCAATCATGATTGATTCGTAAACATCTGCTGAGTTACCTGTAGCTGAAGTTAGGTAACCCTTTTCAGCTGTGTAATCTGCAGACTCTGGGTTTCCACCTGAGCCTGGAGCAGTGTTAGAAGAAGCAGGAATGCTAACTGCTGATGCTGGTGCACCAACAAGTGATGATGTGGTGTATGAACCACCAGCAGCAAGCTTCTTAATCTGTGTTGTTTCAATGAAAACTACGTCGTATAGACGACCGATTTCACCGAGCATAAAGTTACCTGGAGCAGCGTACTTTGTGACTTCAATGAACTCTGGGTTAGAGCGAAGGTCACGAGACTGCTTTGGGTGTACGAACTGTA